CTGCCGTCCTCGTCTTCCTTCAGGAAAAGTGAAGGATCATCCTTCGGGCGCACGCCGTAGGCTTTTTCGATCAGCAGTTTCACAAAATCAACCGCCGGTTTCTGGCGGATCTCTCCGCCGTCCGTTTCCTTGATGAGACCTTTCAGATGGCCGACAAGACCGCCTTCATCCTCGTATTCAAGGTTCAGGTCAACGCATTCGGTTTTGCTCAGGTCAAAATAGGCGGTGGTCGTAACTTCCTCACCGTCATAGTTCGTATAGGTAATAGTTTTCTTAAGCATTTCTTCGGTTCTCCTTTCAAATATAAAAAAGAGAGCCTGTCGTCTCTGACAGGCTCTCCCGCAAAGCATCATGTACCGACGGTAAGCAGCCGCACCACTTCGTCGGGAAGGGGCAGTCTCGGATCGGTCGCGCCGGTGACAGTCTTGACATAGTAGGTCTTGCTGCCGCTGGGGGTCACGTCGCTGGTCGGCGTATAGACATAGCTGCCAGACGAGCCGCTGCGCTCGTAATAGGTAACACCCTGCTCGAAGCTTTCGCCTGAAAACTCGGTGTAGGTCGCGACGCCGTCAGAGCCGTACAGAACGTCTTCGAAAGATGCGAGAGCCGCCCTCTGGGCCGTGGTCGTGAACTTCGTCGAGTCGATGGTCAGCAGGGCGGTCGCCTTATGACCGGTGACGTTCACAGGAACCGTAGTGAATTCCCAGCTGAACTGGATGGGTTCCGGACTGTCGTTGATGGTCTCGTAGGTCCTCTCGGACGGAGAGGCCGAGGCGCCGTAGATCAGATGGATCTTATAGCCATGGCTGTCCAGCTCGGTGTCGTTTCCGATGGTGGAGACATAGCTGAAGCCGAAGGTCTTACGGGGCTGCTGACCGATGTTGACACCGGCGAGCAGGCTGGCGCTGCCGTCGCACTCCTCGAACTCAGGCGGATAGGTATAGGCCTCGATGGTGCCGCCGAAGTTCTCGACACCACGCAGGACGAGGTATTTGATGTCGTCGGCGTAGATATCGTTTGCGTCGCCGCCGTCAGGAGATTCGGAGACGGAAGTCAGACCGTTCCATGCCACGCCGCTCGGGTAAATGCCGCTGGCGGACTGCAGATAGAGAACGCCCTTTTTGGTACCGGTTTCGTAAAGCTTTTCGCCAACCTGGTCCCACTGAATTTTAGACATGGTAGTTTCCTCCTAATTAATAGTAAATCAGAAACACGTCATGATGGAGATTGTCCTTCACGAAATGCCTCTGATACTTGCAGTGACCGAACTGTGCCATGACCTTTTCAATCATATCAATCGGGTCCGGTTCGTCCGGGTTAATGTATGTTACCTGATAGCCTGGTCGAAATACATAATTCCGGTCATTGGCGGCAGGCTGATATGCAGTTGTACGCTCCAATATGAAGCATGGATAGTTTATGCCGGTGATCATGTAGCTTTCGCCGTTTCCGTCATCCGAACCTGTGCCCCAGGAAGGCTGAAAGTACACCTCATCCGTGCCGAGCAGGTCCCTAAGCTCCTGTATTAGAAGATCCGACCGTCGCTCCATTGTATGGCCCTCCCAGAGACAGGATCAGACGGGGATACTGCACTTTGATCTCGGTGATCTTCCATGCAGTCCCCATCCACCTGACATATTTCATGGAACCGACGTGATTGCGCGCATAGGGATCCGCCAGAATGGAAATCTGCTGAGACGGAACGATATCATCATTGACGCTCTCTCCGGACCGGTAGTTTACGCTTCTCTGAAGAACATCCCCGGAGTAGCTGTGCTCTACCGGTGACTGTTTCCAGACACCCGGCCGTGTCTCAATTCTCTCGGTAAAACCGACTGGACCGTAGAATTTCACGCAATCACTTCCATTTTGATTTTATTCGGTGACCTCTTCCTCAAGCACGATGGCCGAGAGGATACGGGTGTTGGCGCCGGAGAAGCGGCCCTCGAGCAGGGTCTTCTGCTGGTTGAAGTCGATGTCGAACTGGCTGAAGCTGGTGATCTCGCCGCCCTTGGTAGCGCCGATATTGTAATCGCCGAGGTTTAGCAGGATGGCCAGCAGCTTGTAGGTCTTGGCGCTGGTGCCTTCACCGACAACACGGGTCTTGCCCTGGAACTCGGGAACGTTAAAGACGCTGGTCACGTCAAGAGCGCTCATAAGCTCGTTCTTGTTGTTGTAAAGACGGCGGCCGTTCAGATCCTTGGCCAGCAGCATCTTGTTGAAGAAACCCTGATCGGTGAACATGGTCAGAGCGCCGCTGCCGCGGTAGTCGATCTTCGCATCGAGAATGGCTTCCTCAGCAGCCTGCGCGTAGAGGTAGCCGGCGCCGAAGTTGGCGGCGGTGCTGGTGCCGTTGGGCGTGCCGGTGATATCCAGCGCCTTATGAATAGTAAAGATATCGCTGTCGGTCCAGACCGGGCGGATCTTGTCGGGCTCAATCTTGTCGTCGGACTCGGCGGCGCGGCCGTCACCGATCAGAATGGCCTGAGCCAGTTCCTTCTCGAGGGTCATGCGGTCAATTTTGTACTGATAGGCAAGATAATCGAAATCAGTGATATCAGTAATATCGTCGCGGTTCAGAGCGCTCTTGACATAGACGGTCTGCGGCTCGGTAGTACGCTTGGCGACAGTGTAATTGGCTGCCAGGGTCTTCTCCATGCCCTTCTGATAGCCCTTGGCGCGCAGGGCCTCAATGTTTCTGAGGTCGACCTGGCTGGTGCGAATACGGCTGTAGGGACTGCGGTGCACGCCGTTCAGAACGGCCTTGACCCAGGCCTGATCATTGGTGACAATCTCAGGGGCGCCGGGGCGAACGTCATGCCACTCGGGAAACAGGCTGTCAACCACGGCAGGAGCGCCGCCAACAGGATAAGAACCGAAGCCGCTGACCGGCGCGAGATCATCGTGCTGCAGCTTGTTCTCTTCGGCATAGACCTGCAGAGCCTTCTTCAGACTGCCGAGGTTCTTGGCATTCTCGATAATATTGGCCTGATCGGCGTGAGAAAGGAATTCGGTGTTGTCATAAGCACCTTCAAAAGCATTGAAGTTCATGAAATCTCCTCCAAAATCGTAATGTTTGAGGTCTCCCTCAGTTTCTGCAACTTCATCGAGCGTGTCTTCAACGGCACTGTCGATGAGATAATTGACGACATCGAGCTGGTCGTCATTCATGGTGTCGAGAACGTCGTCTACTGTCATATCGTCGTCCATGTCATCATGCTCGACCTCATCATCGTCTTCATCGTCGTCCTGTTCGGCCTGATCCACCAGAAATCCGACAACCTTCAGCTGGTCATCGTTCATTGTGGCAAGAACTTCCTGCACTTCACCGGCGTCTCCGCCGGCAATCAGGAACGACGCGGCCTTCAGCTGTTCCTCATCCATGGTGTCAAGAACATCCTGGACTGTCAGATCATCTTTCATATCCGTATCTCCTTTGTTGTTGTCCTCTTCCGCATCTTCATTTTCCGTGTCCTCGTCGCCATCACTGTCATCCGCATGGCTGAGTATCAGACTGAACTCATCGCCAAGCGTGATGTAAGCCTCGTCCGTAAGCGTTTCACAGTCTTCGCCGTGCACGACGACCGGATAGGTGATCTGTGCGCCCATATTGGCACCGGACAGAACCAGACTCACTTCTTTAATGCTGCCGTGCAGGACGTCGCCTGCCTTCTGCTTCAGCTGATTTGCCCAGATGGAAAGAGAGGTAATATCTCCGTGCTCTACATCACGGCGGGCGGCCTGTGCAAGCTCGCCGTCATTGAAGTAGCCATAAATAAAAACCCCCTCAGGCCGATCCTCGAGATATCCATGTCCGATGACCGCCTCAGGGGTTTCATGATTGTGTCCCCATACCAGGGGTACCCGCTGTCCGTCCTGATGACTGAACGCACCGCGTCGGATCGTGCGGCCGTCGCTGCACCGAAGATCGTTCCGGGTGGCCCAGCCACAGAAGTCATAGCCTTTATATTTCGCCATGTTCCCATGACCTCCTAAGCTTCTTCAGATCCGTCTTCCGGACCCTCTTCATATTCCTCTTCGCCTGTCTCATAGCTGCCCTGCATGTCGATCGGCATATTCGGGTTCGAGAGCTCATCTGCGCCTTCCTGCTCTGACGGTTTGAAGCCGAGAATGCCGCGCATCTCATTCGGCGTCAGAATCGTATTGCGAAGCAGCGTATCACCGAGTTTCGCAACCTCCGTCACCGGAACCAGCCGGAACGGGTTATGGAAAGACAGGATCGTATGACCCTGCGCCCTTGCCTTCGGTGTCAGCCACTTGCGCTTCATCTCGTCAGTGAGCTTCGTGACGATGGGTTCGAGGATGTTTGTCACATAGTTCAGCTTCGCCATCTCATTGGCATTGCCGTTGAGAATCTCCGGACTTACGCCGAGCTGATCGTGCAGCTGTTTGGTAAGCGAGTCGATCTGAGCCTGCAGGTTGTTGTCCAGCGACTTTCCGAGCTGAATAACCTTTTCACTGGCGTCGATATAGCCGATGCCATAGCGTGAACCGGAAAGCTGTTTTTCCAGATCCTCTCTGCGCTCCTCTGCCCGCTTCTGCTGCGTCTCATGGCGCGTCGAGTAAGGCAGCTGGATCAGCATGTCGAGTTTACCGGAGGCGGTCTTCTCATCCTGTTTATCGAGCAGGGCAAGTTTCCGTCTCAGCCGTACCATCAGCGAGTTCGGCGCGTTCATGATGTCATAGAAGGGATTCTGTATGATGAGGCAGATCTTCTTCGCCATCCGCACCGTCTGCTTCTTGCCGGTCTCCTCGTTATAAAGCTCGACGTCAATTTCTTTCGGATACCAGCCGGTGATTTTCCCGACCCGGGCCGAACCGATCCGGTTTACACTCATCGTCATCCAGTTCACATCCGCGTTGATCGGACAGACGGCTACATAACCCTCATCCAGCATCGACATGTAAATATCCTGCCGGAATTCCCGTGCCGTCTGGTCCATGTTCGCTTCCAGCGTCAGCAGGCTGTTCAGGCTGTCCTTCACGTCCTCCTGATAACGGTCGTACTCATCCAGCTGAACATGACGGATATCAATCGCTGCCGCGTCCACCGCAATGCGGTTGAGGATCGGGGCAATGATGCTGCGTTCCGAACCGACACGGAGTGTCCGCTGATCCGGCCGGTAGGACGTGCCGTAGCTGAACACAGGCTCCCGGAGACCAGACGAAGTGGGATCTTTGTTTCGAAAGGCGTTCCAGGCCTTCTGGAACCGTTCACCCAATGTGGGCAATGGAATCACCTTCTGACTTTATTAGATTTTTCAGCGGCCCTTTGTAACCCATTCGCCGGTTACCGGATCCAGTTCATAATTCAGAGCGCTCTCAACAGCCTGCTGTTCTTTCTTGCTGAAAAGACCTCTAACGCTGGAATACAGTCCGTTGACAGTTTCTTTAGCATCTTCAAATGCTTCAGCAGCACGTGCAATTGCAGATTCATTTCCGCCTTTAAGAGATTTCTCATAGGCACGCTGAGCGTCAACATAGTCACCGATAGCACCATCGAGGCCCATCATGGCATTCTGCTGCGATGCGCTCATCTGCTGAGATGCACTTGCGCCTGTGACCTTGCGATCAATGACATCGCTAATAGTTTGCTCTGCGTTATTGAATACTGTTTTCACATTTCCGCTGGTGGCTTTCACGGCTTCTACGGCACTTTTTCCTGCATTCTTAACCGAATTCTTAGCCTTGCCGATGCCGCTTTCCTCAAATTCTCTGCGGCTCTGTTCACGCAACCTGGCTTCCTGAGCACTATAGGCGGAGATACCCAGTGTGTTACCGGTTTTGATAGCGCGATTTTTCTTCCTTCTTGCGGAACGTGCCTCGATTGCTTCGGTCAGACCAGCATCATGTTCGTCAACGAACTCTCCGACTTTCTTTCCGGTTTTGCGAATCGCATTCATTGAAGTACTTCCGTATTTCCGGATCGTATCGCCGGCTTTCTTTACACCACTGCGATCGTACTCCTGCCGACTCTCAGACTGCAGTCTTTCAGCCTCGCGTCTATACTGAGCTGCGGCACCGCTCTTCCCCTGGCTCTCAGCCTTTTTCGCTTTTCGATTAAGACGATTGGCCTGCATCCGTTCAGTCAGACCGGCGTCGTGAGCATCGACGAAACGACCTGCTTTTCTGGCTGTGTCCTTGACAGCTTTCTTCGCTCTCCGACCGGCACTGTACAGCTTCACTTCAGCGTTGGTGTAAGCATAGGCATGTTTGCCCGGGCCCCAGTAGTTGTCGAAGCGCTGGATGTATTTATGATTTTTGCGCCGATCCATCATGGTTTTGAAACGGTCACCAAAAGCATGTGCGATATACGGCGTGCCGTTTTCGTCTACAAGAATGACATAATCATTATCGGTCATTCTGGTTTCCTCCTTTTTATTCAAACATGTCCTTATTGAACTTATAGGCAACATAGGCGTCAAGCAGAGCCGCAACGTTGTCGATCTTTTCCTCGCGACGTCTTTTTACCAGCTTTCGGTTGCCGTTGTTGTCCTCCTGGGCAATGCAGTGTCCCATGCAGAACATCATGATTTCCTCGTCAAACACGAGACGACGCTGTTCTGACAGGATCTTAATTTCACCCAATGGGACTGATTCTGTCTTCACTCCCTGCGGCACCTTTTCGATGCCATACGGACC